CTATCGTTCCAGTCTATTTGAAATAGGAAGAAGCCCTCAAAGAAGAGAACCAAATATTATTTACTTCACAACGAAGGGGAAAGTGACAGAAGCGATTAAAAATTTTAGAAATGAATTAGAATGGTATTTTAGCGAATACCAACAACGTCTTGACGAAGAACAAGGAGAGTGAACAAATGGGATATTATAGAGTGCGTAAAAATTGGAACAATGGTAAGTGGGATAGTTCACAAATTTGTGCATATACGGACAAACAAAAAGCAATCCAAGAATGCACGGAAGAAAGGGTGCAACAGGGATATAAAGTATTTGACCCAGATGGTAAAATTGTCTATCCAATTACATTGGAAAAGCAAACAAAGGTATTGAAGAACGATAGTGTTATTCCTGATGATGAAATTGAATATTGGAATGACATATTTAATAGGAAGAAACTCGTTCACTTGGATGATTTAAATGTGATTATTAACCGATATTCTGAACTGTTAAATAAGAATGAAACAAAGATAGTTTCACATAATGGTATTTGTATGTTGAGAGTGCCGGCGAATAGATTCCAAATTAAATTGGTTGATAAATCAAAGAGCGACTTGGACGAAGATACATATTTTAATCTTGGTTATTTTGCAAACTTCAAAGAAGACGGAATTTTCTTTACTTTGCCAGTGGCAAACCTTGTAGCCGACACAGATGAAAACACACTTTCATCGCCATGTTTGAAGTATTTGAGGGAACGAAAAGTCAAGGATAATAAGGTTTATTTCTATGCAAGTCAAAATGCGTCTGACCAGTTTAAAAAGAAAGACGTGTCTACGTTGATTATTTGTAACGACAATACAGTTTTTATTGATAAGTACAACAGTTTATATGATGAAGATGTTAAATATGCCGTTTCGGGTGCTCCGATTATAATTGATGAATTGAGAGCAACGACAGAATATTTGGACGAAGGTTGGGATAATTCAATAGTTAGACCAACTGTTCACGGATTTCTTGGTATCAAAGACAATTATATCTATTATTTTTACATTGAAACAAAGACCTCAAATTGTATTACAAGTGGAGAAGTTTACGACAAAATTAAAGACTGTGGATTTTCAGATGTTATTAAAGTTGATGGTGGTGGAAGCTTCTATTGTAAAATCAATGGAGAAATTCAAAAGAGTACAAGTGAGAATAGACAAATTAATAACATTGGTATTGTGATGTAAGGAAAGTAAGGTAGTATAAATGAGTGATGATATAGAATTGGTCAATGCTGGCGAGTATCTCAACAAATTATGTGCTGATATGAGTGCATCAAAATCATACTATTACGATATTCAATATACACTTTCGACAACATTATTGGAATATCGGTTAAAACATAACTTGACCTTAAAAGATATGGCAAGTTATTTGAAAGTAAGTTCTTCAATGCTATCCAATTATGAAAGTGGTGATTATGATTTTTCTCTTTCTCAAATTTGTGATATATGTGAAAAATTAAATCTAAAACTTAACCTTTCGATTGCCGAAAATTAAACACAAAGGAGAATATTGTTATGATAACAAAAACTATGAAACTATCAGATATAAAGATTTCGGATGCTTTTGCAAGGACTCATGTGTCCGAAAGAAAACTTCAGAA